GGAAATAAATGTTTTGAAAAGGCAAATGGTGGCCTTGAGGCGGCAAGTTAAGTTCCACGATGAGTGGCTGGATACGGTCAATTCGCCCATTTATAAGCGCGTCTGGTGGTGGTTTAACGGGTATAATTTTTACACCGTCGGGCGCTGGTATAAAAGATAAATCTTACTAATGGCAACCAGTCTTTATCTTAGAAATACACAAACGAGAGTAGCCGGTTATTATGACCTGACTACTACGATTGGTTCGGTTGGCGCTACTGGCGTGGTCAATACCGCCGCCTCGGGGACTGATATCCAGTGGACTAAAACCGCTGGGGGTTCGGTAATGGCGTGGATATCTGCTCCAGTTGGCACTGGTTTTACTTTAACGACTACTAGTATATACATGTTTGCCCACGAGTCGAGCATGAGCGCCAATTGCGGCGGAAGATACCGTTTATATAAGTATTCCGGGGGGGTAGAGAGTGAAATAGGAGGAGGACCGTTTGATGATGGAGTTGAGTTTGGCACTATTGTCGCTCAGATGAGTTGGGTTGGGAACGTGACTGATACTGCTTTTGCCGCCGGAGACCGCCTGGTGTTAAAATTATTTATAACCAATATCGGGACGATGGGTAACGGTTATACCTGTACCCTAACTTACGATTCCTCTACTTATAGTTCCTGGTTAGGTTTAAACGAAACCGTGTCTTGGGGATCAGAGCCAACCGGTGTAACTGTTTCTGTTTCCGACACGCTTTCCTTCACCGAAAGCCTGTCCGTATTACGAGCACGTCTGGCAAGCGTTTCAAGTACATTGACACTCTCGGGCAGCGCCACTAACTTGCGTGGCCTTTTGCTTGCCACATCCGACACTATGGGGCTTACCGAAGCGTTATCAATAATTAAAGGACTTTTTGTCAGCGTTTCAGACGCACTGGGTTTATCCGAAAATTTATCAGCTTTGCGCGCGCGAGCAGTGTCGGTAGCGGATAGCATCGGCCTGACCGGAGCAATAACGGCGACCAGGAATAGAATCACGCAAGTAACTGATAGCATCTCGTTATCCGAAAGCATGTCAGCCCTTAAAGCATATTTTATTTCCGTATCTGACAGTATCGGATTAACGGAAGTGATGACCTCTCTGCGAGCGCGTATTACCCAGGTTACGGACAGCCTGTCTCTTGCCGAAACAATATCGTTCATCAAATCAATTTTTATAAGCGTATCGGACACGCTGAATTTGTCAGAAAATCTGTCCGCCTTGCGCGCCCGCATCGTTTCCGTTTCCGACAGCATAGGATTGACCGGCGCGATAACCGCAGCAAAAACATTCCTAATCAACGTCATAGACAACATATCCATGTCCGAATCGATTTCGTTCATTAGAACTTTTCTTATTTCCGTATCGGACATGCTGAATTTTTCAGAAACGATAACCAGTATAAGAGCCAGGATCATCAGCTTATCTGATAGTATCGGCTTGACTGATATGGCATCGGCGCTGAAAGCTTTCCTGATTTCGGTAATGGATAGCTTGAGCCTTTCTGAAACGACGACAAATCTAAGAGCAAGGATCGTCAGCCTCTCGGACAACATCGGTTTAACCGGCACGATAACCACAATCAGAAATCGGATAATTCAGATAACAGACAATATATCGCTTGCCGAGAGCACGTCCACTTTAAAAGCGTTCCTTATTTCCGTAACCGATAGCTTAAACTTATCAGAAACAATGACTTCGCTGCGCGCGCGGTTTATAAGTTTTTCCGACAGTATCGGCTTGACGGAGGCGATGAGCACGATCAAGAGCGTGTTTATAAGCGTGGTGGATACTTTGAATGTCAGCGAAACAATGTCGGCGTTAAGGGCAAGGATAGTGAGCCTATCCGATAATATCGGATTGACTGAGCTTGTAACATCAACAAGGAATAGAGTTGTCAGCGTGGCTGATACCTTATCCTTGACCGATTTGGTCAGCTTCGTTGCCGAGTCGATAATCAAGAGCAAGCAATATATTTTAAAATTATATCAGACGAGCTTTACCGTTCAGCTTTTGCGGAAAGCCAATTATACGCTCAAGGAAAAGGCCAGAAGTTTCATTACAAAACTTAAAATATGAGCAGGACCAAAATTGAATTAGTCAAAAACGACAAATTATACGACTTAAATTTCACCTTGCATGACGCAAGCGGCGTTGCCGTTAATCTTACCGGCGCCACTTTAAAATTCAAAGCGCAAAAATCGGATGAAGCTACGTTGGCCGTAGACGGCACAATGACCTTAGTTGTACCCGCTTCCGGCACCTGTAAATATCAGGTAACCGTCACTGATTTTGACGAGGCTGGCACTTACAACGCGGAAATCCAGGTAACATTCTCGGATGATCAAATCAGCACCTGGTCAGACATTATAATCGTCGTAAAAGACGACCTGCCTAAAACTTAACCCGCCTAATATGTCTATAATTTCAAAATTGAAACAAGCGGCTCAAGTCCTTAAGGGAGGCGTGCCGATGTCCATATTCTTGCCGAGCGGATTCGGCCAATCCATAATTACCAAGAACGACACTTTGGATTTTTACACCAGCTGGGTTTACCGTTGTATTGATTTGCGCTCCAATGGCCTTGCCGCCATTGATTTTAAACTCTACCGCCTCAAGAAGAACGGCGAGGTGGATGAGATCATTGAACATGAATTGTTAGACCTTCTATACCGCTTCAATCCCGAAAAGACCAAATACGATTTTATCAAGCTGTCAATTACTTACCTCGACCTTTTAGGGGCTTCACCCTGGATACTGGACGGAGGCAAGAACAACAAACCGCCCCGCAATATTTATGCTGCCCGACCGGAATTCATGAAAGCCAAGAAAGACAAAGAGGGGAAGTTGATAGGCTATGAATACCGTATTGGCCAGAAAGTCTATAATTACTCCCCGGAAGAAGTCATCTCTTTAAAAAACTATAATCCCAAAGACCCGGAAAAAGGCCTGGGAGTGATCGAGGCCGTCAGGACAGTAGCCCAGCATAACGATTATATCGGCCAGCACAACACTAAATTATTGGAGAACGGCGCCCGACCGTCAGGCTTTGTCAAATCAGACAAGAAACTGGGCGACAAGGAATTCAAGCGACTCAAAAAAGAAATTAAGAACGAATACCAGGGCTACCAGAACGCCTATGAAATAATGCTATTGGAAGACGGATTGGATTTCACCTCGGCCATGATACCACCCAAAGATTTAGAATTCATAACGGCCAGGGAGCTAAACCGTGACGAGATAGCGGGCATATTCGGAGTGCCTAAGACAATGCTAGGCTATAACGACGCCACTAGAGCCTCGGCCAGGACTTCCGAATACATATTCGCCAAATGGACATTAGAACCATTGGCTACCCAATACTTCGAGCAGTTAAACGAATTCTTAGTGCCTCGTTATGGAGATGATCTATGGCTATGGTACGAACCCTTGGCCAAAGATGACGAGGAATTGGCTTTAAGGGAACGCGAGATATCCTGGAATAAATGGAAGACCACCAATGAAATAAGAGCCGAAGAAGGTTTAGAGCCGGTAAACGGGGGCGACCAGATATATATGCCCTTATCCAATATGCCATTGATCGGAAATAATCCAGCTCCGAATAATCCAGCTCCGAAAAAGTCAGTTAATTATGATACGCAAAAGTACATCACGAAACGAATTAAGAACCGGAACGTCAGGCTTAAAAATCTGGCGGATAAGGCGACCGATAAGGCTTTTGACTCTTTAATGGAAAAGAAGCAGATCGTTGTCAGGATAGTGCCGGAAAAGAAATCATTAAGCGATGAGCAGATCGAAGCTTTTTATAAGTCCAGGATGACCGAGGAGGCCGGACTGGAGGGTTTATGGCAGAAAACCATAACGGGATTTTTTGAAAAGCAGGAACAGCGTTTTTTAACCGCCTTAGAAGAAGGGAAAAAGGAATTAGCCGAGGAATACGGCATTAACGCCCAGGAAGAATTAAAGTCCACCATAGATATCATTAACCCCCTTATGTACGAAACGGTAATGCGGGGCACCAGGCAGGCGTCCGAACTGATCGGCGAACCGTCAATCATAGATATGGACTTTATTAAGGCTTGGCTGGCGGGAGTATCGGCCAAGACCGGCGAGAGCATCAACGAAACAACAATAAAAGCATTTGAAGAAACTTTAAAAGAGGGAATAGCCAACGGCGAGAGTCTGGGTGAATTAAAGAACCGGGTTGAAGAAGTGTTTACCTTCGCCAAAAGCTCCCGAGCCGAGATGATAGCCAGGACGGAAACTGCCCGGGGAGTGACGCGAAATGGCTGCTTTCACCGGGAGCCTGCGAGAATTGCGTTGTAATGGCAAGCGACAATTGGACAGTCAAGAGCATCGAGGGGCAGATCCCCGTCCACCCCAACTGCAAATGCGACTATACGCCTTTATAGGATTTTAAAATATAAAACTCAATAAATCATATGGGTAAAACTATTAAAGAGATCAAAGAGAAGCGCGGGCAGAAGAACGCCCAGGCTTTAGAATACAAGAAAATCAAGATCACTTTGAATATTCCGGAAACCAAAGCGGACGAGGATAAGGGCACGATCGAAGCTTATGTTTCCATTTTTGACAACGTGGATCTCGGCGGAGACAAAATAATCAAAGGGGCGTTCTCGGACAGCCTGCAAAAGAAACTCCCGAAAGGAGTTTGGATGCACAACTGGGAAATGCCTATTGCCAAGACCATAGAGGCCAGAGAGGACGAGAAGGGGCTTTATATCAAAGGCCAGTTCAACTTAGAGACTCAGCGGGGCAAAGAGGCTTACAGCGACCTTAAATTCGGCACCATTGACGAATTCTCCATCGGCTTCAGGATACAGGAGTATTCCTGGGAAAAGGAAGATGACGAAGAAGTAAGGATAATAAAGAAGATAAAGCTTTACGAATGGTCGCCGGTACTGGCGGGAATGAACCCGGACACCGAGCTTATCAGCGTCAAAGAGGAAGAAAAGAAAGCCGAGCCAAAGGCTAAATTCGTTTACGTCAACCAGAAGAAAAGACTGGTAAAGATTTATTTAGACAACGACACCACGCAGGAAATCAAAATGTCATATAGGTATTTCAAATATCTAAAAACCCTCGACGAAAAGGGGGCAAAGGTCGAGCCAATGCAGGAGGAGCTTAAAAAAATCCTCCGCATCCGGCAAGTAGTAAAACAAATAGACAAAGGAGCAGAGTATCTGCTTCGCATAACTAAATAACAATTTCTTATATGGACAAAGACAAACAACCCGAGGTCAAGGAAATTTCAATGGATGAATTGAAAACCCTGCTCTCGGACAGTATAAAAGATTTGCTCCCGTCCTTGAAGACTGAGATCGTTGACGAGCTTAAATCAAGCATTGTTACCGAGAAAGCGGAAACCAAGGAAGAGAAGACAGAAAAAGCGGCTCAATTCGTCAGAGATCTCTGCGAAGGCAAGGCCGTTACCAGCACTACCGGTTCTTTCGGATATACTATTCCGACCGAATTGGCCAGCACCATCATGGAAAAGAAAGACAAGATCGCTAAAATGCGAAAAGTCGCCTTTTCCTTCAATTTAGCCGGGCCGTTCCAGTTGCCTAAAGAAGGCACCGGAGTGACCGCTTATTGGGTGGGTGAAAACGAAGAAATCACTGAAAGCAACCCCACCATCCAGAAAACCGACCTGTCAGACTACTATCTGGCAACTCGCGTGTTAATGCCACGCCAGTTATTGAACACTTCGGCATTTAACATCGTTGAGTACGTGGCCAATTTAAGTTCCAGAGCTTTGGTCAGACAGGAAGAGTCCGCTTTCGTCAACGGCAATGGTTCAGCCCAGCCGACCGGCTTCAGAGGCATGACCGGGCACAATCTGGACGCCCAGGACGGCTCCGCCCTGGCCTATGATGACATAGTGGACGCGTTCTACGGCTTAAAGGAACAGTACCGCGGCAACGCTATCTGGATGACTTCCGCTATGGGCATGAAAGCCATCAGGAAGATTAAGGACACGACCAACAACCCGATCTTCGACATAGCCAGCCAGAGCATACTCGGCAGGCCGGTCTATGAATCGGAAGACATACCGTCCAACCTCGGCACCTCGGCAAACGAGACCGAGCTTTGGTTCCTCGATCCGTTTTATTACTGGATCAAAGATGGCGACCAGATGTTCATGGACACTGATAAGATCATCAGCAAGCTCCAGACCGAATTGGTCGTTGCCGAAGCCATCGACGGCGTCTACACCCTCCCCGAAGCTGCGTTCGAACTACAAGCTGTAAAGTAGTTTTTATACTCTGCTCATTGTCGCTTTTTAGCGGAGGTGGGCAGGGATATAAAAATTAACCA